CCGTCCTCTAACCCACTCATGCTTGTATCAATACAGATTTTCTGCAACCATGTTTCCGACTTGCTGTTGGTTTGAGATTCCGCAGTCATATCTTGCCGTGATGCAGTTTGCAATTTCTCTCTGTTGTGGCTTATTGATTGTTCCGTCAACGCATGTCCGTCTGTCTGTCTGTCTGTCTGTCTGTCTGTCTGTCTGTCAAGATTGTGCTGTGGTAATGTGCCGTTGTCAATCAACTGTTTTATCAGTTTGTCTGCCTTTTCATTGTTTATGTAATACTTCTCGTCCACATCATCTTCAAGGTAATCTTTCAGCTTCTTTTTTAATGGTATCGGCTGTGGGAAATGGTAGTTATATTCTCCCAAAAACGAAAACATGAAGCACCTTTCACGGTTCTGTGCAACTCCGTAGTTCTTTGCGTTCAAATCCTGCCAGTAGCTTACATATCCAAGGCTTGTCAAAAAATCAATCCAGTTTTGGAAATCTCCCATGTTTGCATCAGCATGGACTTGTGGAACGTTCTCCATGAACAGAATCTGTGGTAATTCTCCACCACCATCCCTTATCTCTTTCAGAATCCTTTCTACTTCCCACAAAAGACCAGACCTGGTTCCACTTCCTTTTTTCATGCCTGCTTGTTTCCCGGCAACCGATAAATCGGTACATGGGAATGAGTAAGTAAGTAAGTAAGTGAATACCTCCGTGTCGCAAATATCCAAATCTTCCGCATGAACCTTAGTTATATCCATTGTTGGAAAATTTGTTCCATGCACTGCGTTATAGCTTGCTATGGCATACTTATCAAACTCCACAACTCTATAATGCTCAAATTTTGCACCGATTCTTTCCAGTGCCATTGCCTGCGAACCATATCCGGCAAACAGCTCAATTAATCGTATAGGCTTTGTAATCCGTATTGGTTCACGTATCATGTCAAAAATGCTCATCTGATTCTGACATTCGTAATCAAACTTATCTAAATCACTCATTTTTTTCAAGGAGACCGCATATGCTTCACTCTGGCCAGAGTCTCGGCTCCTTTCTACATAAAATCTTCTAAACTCATTTGTCCTTTACAATTACCACCGATTGTGGATGGATCCCAGCCAACTCCAATGTAGTCTAAGACTTTTGCCCATCCATAATCGTTGCCTTTTGCATCCTTGCACATATGAAACATCAGATAATCCCACTCTTTCGGGTTGCTCTCATAGAGCAAATCAAATCGATGCGGTCGTTTCTCCATGTGGATTCCAAAACCGCACATACTGCATCCGGTACGCTGTGCCTTGGTTGTGTATAGTGTCCCGTCCGGCTTTTTCTCAATCGTTCCGTAGATCTCCGGTATAATGCTGTCTGGCATTTCAAAACTTTCAGATAATCTTCCTTCTTTCAAAAGTTTCTCATGATATTTTTCTTTCAGTCCGGTTTTCCACAGTTCGTCCATTTCCAGTGCGAGTTTTAAAATGTCCTGTCGATGGAAGATTGCAAATGGTGCCGATCTGATCGTGGATGCTCCAAAATAATTGCAACCATTCATCCGCAGGCTCTTGGCACGTCTGCCACCTTCGGATGCCATCAGTCCCAGATACGGCACACTGTTATGCTCTTTTCCCCAGTCATCACAGTTTTTCTCTTTAAGGTAATAACAACACTTGGACGATACGAGAAAATCCGGCTTCTGATAATCACACCCTTCATTTTCGTTTTCATATCCACCGAACAGCTTTAACCATCTCTGTTTTAGCTGCATTTTAGAGTTTTTCTGCCATCCGCCATATTCTCCAGTCTCCCCAGTAATAATCGCATGGCGGACAGTTTTATTTTTCTCTGACGGATTTTGTAACAATTCTATCTTGGCAGCCACTTCCTTTGAAATGACCGGAAATCCAAATTCCTGTATGACCTTTGGTTTCGTCCAATAAGTACCATCATCCCTTTTCAGCGGTGGCACATTGATAATTCCAAGAGCTTTATGTACTCTCTGTATACTCTTGTCTTCCAGTGTGGATGCACTCACTCCTGGTGCGTCAATTCCGCATACCTCATGTAAAAACAGGTATAAGATTATACTGTCAAGTCCACCGACAGAAACATGGTAGTTGAGCAATCTTCCATCACATTCATTTGCGAACTCTTCTGCTCTGATCTGTGCATATTTTCTTTTATATTCATATGGCTGCTTTTCTTTCTGCATAAAAGATGCAATCTTCTCATATGCTCCGATCCGCTCCATTCTTTCTTTTACTGATTCCATTTTTTCTCGGAGTAAAGAGCTCTTTCACGCTGGCCAGCAAACCTCTCACTCCTTTCAATTTATTTTAAAATTTCATCTAAGCAGGCATTCCAACCTACGCTCTTTGCATCTGTCCAAAAGTTACTTATGTAGTGATTTTTGTTATGATTAATTTCTCTTTTCTCCGGCAGTTCCCGGAGCGGACACCAATCTGGCTTTCCAACGTTATATGCATCTTCTTGTGTCACACCACATATTAAATTTAATATTGGATTATCTCTTTCGAAAAAGCTACAAGGACAATCAGCACAGCATTCCGGCATATTGTCCATTATCAATATTGCTTTAGGCATATTCACACTCCTTCCGGTTTCTCACACCGCTCAAACTCAATCACCCAAACCCACGGATTAGCATCCCAACCGTAGCGATTGAGGTTTGATTTCTTGATGGTGCTGTTCCAAAGAGTCGAAAACGCATATCTTTTTTCTTCTCCATTCAACACATGAGGATATTCAACCTCTACACCCTCTCTGCCAATCTGCTCCGGTGTAATGTCCCGCAACCGTTCCACTCTCACATCCGTAACATTAAGCCAGATACGTGCAGCTTCTTTCGGCATAAATAATGATGGTTTCCACTCTCCATTATGACTGAACCACTTATGCACAAATGTGTCATAGTCTAATCGGTTTATGGAATCTGTATTTCCATTTGCGAATTGCAACCTCACATCATCTCCGCCTGCTCTGAATCTTATGTCAGCAGTTGCTTCGTATCGGTGTGCTCGCCAACATTGCCATGTTTCCCTGACATACAGGATATCATCTGTTTGATATGGTGGATTCCATTGTTTACTCAATTCTTCCTCTGTAATATCGTTTGGAAGTTTAAATTCTTCTCCCCATATTTCATGTGCTGTTCTATTTGGATATCCCCATGTGTCAGAATCACTTCCTGCGAATGTGTAACACAGCTTTGATTTAGGCTGTGGCTTTACCAACCGTCTGGTGCAAGTCTTCCGTCCGTCCAGAATTGCCCGAACCATTTCTGTGTTGAATAAAATCGGCAATACCCTACTCATCCTCCGCTTCCTCCGTTTCTTTCTCCTGGCAGTAATACACAATCGGATTGCTCGCATCACAGTCGCAGTTATTCCATTCGATATCTTCTAATGCCCTCTCTTTTGCAATCTGAATGGCTTCCGCTTCTGTATCAGCTTCAATGTCATCATAGTCAATCGTTAATTGTAAACCTACGCCCGCATTCCACTTAGCCATCTACTCCACCGCCTTTTACAATCTTAATAGCCTTTTCATAGGCTATAAGCATTCCTAATTCCTTTGGTTTATCATTTACAATATCATCAAGTACCCTATTTACTGGTACAAGGCTTTTCAGCTTTTCCAACTGTTCCACGACCTTATCCGGGTCATAGGCGGTCGGCGTGCATTTTGCCGCCCGACATTCTTCCGGTGTGCCGATTGCGCGGTACTGCTTCAGTTCTTCCAACCATTCAGCAAGTTGCTCATGTTCGTTTGCACATATAGTATTGCCATATGTAATGGCTTCTTTATCAACCGATTCTGGAATATACGCATTATCTTCGATTAGTCTTGCTGACATCTTTTGGCATTCAGCTACTTCTCTTGCGTGTGATATAGCTTCATCAATTGTCATAGTCACACCTCCAACAGTTCCGGGTTATCAATCATGTTGCCGATCACTTCAAAATTCTCTGAATCAAAATCATCCATTTCCTCAAAGTCATCACATCCCGGCTCATTTGTACGCCATCCGTTTTCATGCCACATGACACGCTTTCTCGTCTCATCTTCTGGAAACTCATCATTGATATGCCCTGAAAGAATGTCATTCTCAAATATAAGCTTGCCGCTTTTATCCTTAAGTCCGGTGCACTGGCAGATAGTGGACTGGTCTACCAAATAAAAATCAATATAATCTTCACTACATACCTCAATTTCTTTAATCTCGCCATCTTCATCATAACTCGGTAATCCATATACCCATCCACTGTTATCAATCAGCTTTCCGCGGAATAAATATCTATTCTCCATTGTGCTTCACCTTTCTTCCTTTGATCTGCTCTAACATAATCCTCGATACCTCTGGAAGTCTTAAACTCTCCATACATCCATTGTGCAAACCGCTTTCCTCATTCCACTTTGCTACCAGGCATTTCTTACAGAGAGTATTCGTGCAGAACTCTCCAATCTGCCGTATAGTCAGTTCCTTATTTGTTATGTGCGCCATTTCCCTTCTCCATTTCTTTCAACTTGGCTTCTGCTTCCTCTTGTGATAAAAACCAGGTTTCCTTGTACATTTTTTCTGACAGGATTCGGTCTGTACCATATTCTCGATCCTTATCACACTCCATGTACCATCCTTTTTCTGTAAAAGTAATCAAGGCTACTTTCTGATGATAAACTTTGTTGTTCTCCGGGTGCAGACTTAAAATATTTAATTCATAATTGACTTTGCTAGGAATTATATATACATCTGAGCCAATTCCACACGGCAACCGCAGATGTAATCCCTGCTCCTCGGCATCCTCATAATATTTCAATTTTTCTCGCAAATCAGCCATAGCCCACATATTGCGGTAGAACAACGCAATCAGACCACGGACATCTGAAAACGGATCTATCGTTAAATTGTCCAATATTTCCTCGTCAAACTCTGCGTCATCTACTGGCAATTCATCTTTTGCCAATGTGACCATAAGATTTCTTGCAAAATCTCGTGCATCCATTTCCATCTCGTAATCTCTGTATCTGGCATTTCGCTCGTCATCTGCATAGCAGCTATTATGTGCCAGATCGATCATCGACATGTCAGCCACGCTTTTATTTGTCGTTAATCTCTCCATGCTATTCCTCACTTTCTGCCTTAAGCCAATCCAAAACACATGATTTGCAAGCCTTTTCAGGATGAGAACATTCCTCTACGCCCATGTGTTCTATGCAACTTCCAAATAATACTTCTGCCAACTCTTCATCCGTCATGCTTCTGATCCGGTCTGCATTGGTCTGTGGCTTTTTCTGATCTCTAATAAATGCTCCGATTACAGGCATATCCCTGTCTGCAAAAGATAAATGCTCACTGCTTTTCCCGGAATAAATAATCAGTGGATTTTGTTTTCCGGCTTTACTGGCTCTTAATACCTCATAAGGGTTATTGGACAGTGGAAGCAGTTCCCAACCATCTTTAACCAGCCATTTTTTCAAATCTTCCAGCTTGCTGACATGTAATACATTTCTTTTTCCCATCATTATTCCTCACTTTCTTGTAAATGGAATTGGATACCCGTCCGGCAATGCGTTAATAATATTTTTTAATGCCACATACCCTGCTTTCTGCATATTTACATATATATTGCTTTTGCACATGTTTAGCTCTCCGATATTGTTTTCGATACTATTATTAATCTGGTTTCTCATATCTGGTGTGAGCGGTTTATAAATCGTGTCACTCATTTTAATTACCTCACTAAATCTATTGTTTTAACAGATATCCCTTTAAATTTCCCAGTGCGACAATACTCTGCGGTATCAAAAAAACAAATGCATCCATCGTCTTTTTTTTCAAGTGCTATGCTTACACCATTGCTTACCAGTGTATTTTTTAACAGCGTCAGTACCGCTTCTATCTCATTCTTGGTTTCATCTGTCATTTTAACTTTACCTTTCTCTTTCTACCTTTCTTCTCAAACTTATCGCACATCCCAACCGGGCATCCACGCCTTAATCTGGTCTGTAAATAATATCCACACATGATTTCTGTCTGGTTGTGCTTGTATGCATATTTACATTTCCGGCAGTATTTTATGCTTGTCTTTGTCATTTCTCCCATGTTAATAATCCTTATTTCACCACTTAATTTCTATTTTATATTTCCGCTCGCTATCACTTTTTCAATGATTTCCTCCTGCATCCGCTCTGCGATATGATCCCGGACTGATTCTTCTGGAAATGCGATCTGATATGTCCGCTCCTTGATCCGGTTCGTGATCCGGTCATCATAGGATATTTTGTCCAGCGGATCATTACTCGTGAAAATCGTTACCTTCTGGTTTATGTACCGCTCGTTGATGATCTGATACATTTTGTCGTTGATCCATGCCGCCGGTGCTTCCACACCAAAATCATCAATGATCAAAATATCCGTTGTGGAAAGTGCATCTAAAAGCTGGCTTTCACTGCCTGCTGCATCCCTGCGCCATGTATTCTTAATTTCCTGCAGGATGGTCAGTGATACTGCAAATTTGACTGTGTATCTTTTCATCAGTTCATTTGCAATCCCGGCAGCAATCCTCGTCTTACCGCTTCCCTTTGTCCTCGACCAGATATACAGTCCCATGCCTCTTTCCTTCTGGCTCTCAAAATCATCCAGATAGGTTTTTATGATTTTACAAGCATCTGACACCATCTTTTTACTTTCCTGCTTCCTGTACACATCCATTCGAAACGATCTCAGATCCATCCCACGGAATGCCTCCGGTATATCTGCGAATCGCAACCGCCTTGACATGACCGCTTTCTCACGGCACTTACACGGTACTGCTATTTCAACTCCGTCTTTTATTTTCAAGATCCACTCCCGACCTTCGCAAATTGGACACACATCAGAATCCTTGGAAGTCTCCGGTGTCTCCGCGTTCCTGCATGAGTTCGTTGAGTGATTTTTCATGCGTTCCAGTATCTCTTCCAACTGATCCATCGTTCTCTCCTTTCAGGTACTGCATAAACAAGTTTTCTCGTAAAAAGTTCTCCGGCTTTTTAATATACCGCTCTGCTGTTTTCTCCCGTCTGCATATATCTGCATAATTCTGTGCGGCCAATACCAGATCATCTTCCGGTACACCAGCCAGTACCGCATTGCAGTATTCAGTTTCAACAAGACAGCCAGTGCACCGTTTCGGATAGACCGCGGCAAACTCTGCATACCGTTCCACGGGGGATATAGGGGGTGTATTTTGTTTATGTTTATGTCTTTGTTTATTAATAGGTTCACTTTGTGGTTCAAACTGTGGTGCAATTTGCAGTTCACTTTGTGGTTCATCTTGTGGTTCATTTTTACTGTAATTTTGAACCACAAGACTATTTATTTTATATTGTGCCGCAAGATTCCCACCGCGCGATTTCCATTCGATAAACCCATCTGTAGCAAGCTTATTTCTCGCTCTCTTTAACGCTGATGCATTTAATCCAGACCGAAGTCCAAGGACTGACGAGGCTACCGTAAACGTATCTGGCCACCCTGCTTTATTCGCTATGGACATTAACGCATGCCATAAGGCGATTGCAGTGTTGGGCTGCGGGTTTAGTTCGAGCCTGTCGTAAAATGCTTTTATCTCAGCTAAATAGTTCAAGTTTCCACCTCCCGAATCCGAACTTCAATCCGTGGATTTTCAGCATCTATACGAAATTCATCAGAGAATCCACAGATCTGCTCCCAGCCATCATTTTTTAATACATGGCAGTTAACTAATGCATCCTGGATCACTTTTCTGCCGAATGACGATATATTGTCCAAATCACGCCTTTTATTCTTTTCCACCCACAGATATTCCATAAATACTTTTTTATTGATATTTACGTCTCTCAGGCACTTTCTAATGTACACAGAAACAATAGCTTCATTCTGCTTTTTCATCTCTCCGCCTTTATATCTGCTTGCCTTATCCGCACGGATAAAATCATTCAGATTATCCAGTCTCCCTGGAATGATTAGTAAGTATTCCAATCTCACGCCACCTTTCAAATGTCATTTTCATCGAGAGCCGCTTCTTTAGAACCGCTCTAGCTCTATGTAAATCTTTTGCAAGATATTCTTGAAGTTCTTTCTCATCCACCGGATCACCGGGGACTGGTCTGTAATAACCATTGCCAACGTTAATGATGCAGTCACCTTCGTTGTTCGCACTCTCGACCATTTTTCGAAACTTTCTGTCTTTTACCGGGTTTGACATTCTAGCCATTGGCTCTTTGTGTCCATAGGGAATATCGTTGATCGTATTCATTAATCCCCTTTCTTCTCCGGGACTAAACCCGGAGATAATAACCAGCTTCCAATAAATCGTGATATATTATTTTCTGCATAAATAGGTTTCTTTCTGCCGGACGGCAAGGTGTTCCAACCCTATAACCACGACTTCCCAAAAATATCTCTGAAATCTTCTCTTGTGCCGTAATGAGATTCAAAATATTCCTGCGCCATAGTTTTTAATTTCAGATCAATTTCTTTTGCATTTGCTCCCCTCTGCGCTCCGTTAGGATGCAGATCAGGTCTGAGCGGAATAACAAAACCATACTTTTCACTATTTTTACGGTTTGAACTTCCAAAGATATGATGTCTTTCCACTGGGTATGTTCCGGTAAAATAACAGTGATCCATATCTTCTGTAAATACGCTCCACAATCGTTTCATACACCCCACCGCTCTTTCGTTTCCCTCAACTCCTCAGGTGTGATGGTATCTATTCCAAGTTCTTTTGCATCCGCTACCGTTCCATCAATCAGTACTGACATTTCTTTTGTATCATATGTATGGCTTCCTCGATAAATCTTATATACAGTCAGTTTCCCATCATATCGAACTGGCATTGCATGAATTGTTTCAAGTTCCCACATGTAATCTTCTGGTGCATTTGACTGATAATAGAAGATACTTCCATCTGGAAGATGTTCTGGCTGACCATATTTACAGATCAGTACATTTTTGGCTTTCGCCTTGGAAATCGTCAGAGCATCGGCAATCTTTCCAACCAGTGCATGAAAATAAGAATTTGCATCAAGGCTACGTTTCTGCGTGTATCTAACAGCTTTGATTTTCAACTTGTCCTGCTTCTGTAAATTTTCAATCTGGGGAGCTGCTGAACCATCAACCTCAAATGTAAGAATGATGCCTTGTCCGTCAAATGTCCGGCTCGCTCCGGTTAGTTTTCCAGTAGTCTCCATAAGCTACGCTTCTTTCTTTGCAACAGCTTCTTCCAGCTTTGTTTTTAACGCTGTGTACTGCACTTTTGTCAGTGTGATAAACGATTCAATCTTATACTGGCTTAACAGCTTCTGTTCATTGACATTTGCCTTTCTGATCAATTCTGTGATGATCTGAAATTCTTCCTCGCTGATCAGATCATTTATATTTTCATCTTTCAGTGCTCTGCTTTTCCCATATAAGAAAATTGCCTTTGTCTTATTATCAACAACTTTCAGATATGAGATTTTTCCATCTTTATACTCGATATCCTCAACTTTAAAGCTGTCATACGTGGTTTTTTTTCCATTTTTATCTGCAAGATTAATCTGGTCTGCTTTCATCCATATAAAAGGTGCAGTGTATAATTCTCTTCCGATTCCCCAGTTAAAGCCAGCTCGCTTGAAGCTGTCAGAAGCCTCGCCTTTTTCTCCTTCGGTATAAGATTCCGTTCCGCAATCCCATTTCCATACCCAGATTTTTTTGAATGCATCCCATATGCCAATACCTGCATACATGTTGCCTTTGATTTCCTTATGGTCTCTCTGCCAGTTCATTTCCCCTACAGCTTCATCTAAGATGTTCATATCACAGCGTGCATTTTTATACAGCAGGATGGAACAGCCTTTATCAGAAACAGTTGCTACTCTTGCTTCAATTTCATTTGCCCTTAATTCTCTAAATTTCATTTCTACCTCTCAATCTGTCACATAAACTCTCATGTCATCCAAGCATCTGTCACAGTAATAATCCCCTCTGATCTTCACTGCTGTTTCCTCTTGGATATGTTCTCCGCAACAGATGCACTTCGGTCTGCGTTGCAGCCATTCTTCCTGCTGCCTGTCATGTTCTTCCCATAAATCGTAATTATCTCTCATAATCTACAGTCTTTCTCTTGCCATCGTTCAAGATGCCGGCGTGTAACTTGTTCCCATCAATCGCAAATGTTCCAAAGACGTCTCCGGTGCTAGTAAACGTAACGCTTCCATCTAATATTCCAAAATTTTCAAGAAGCTGGGACAGCTCATCTAATTTGTCTAATAAATCCCCGGTATCAGACCAGGTTAATTGTGTGCTAGTCATTCAAAAATTCCTCCATTTCCATCTGTCTGAAATCTGTAGATAAAACCATGTATCTGACAGCTTTCTCACGCTGTTGATTCATGTACTGTTCGTCCCGGCATTCTTCACACATGTTTCCTTCGCCGGGATCTAAACTACATCCACAGATTCTGCATTTTCTGTAAAACATAAAATCACGCTTTCCAAAAATTTAACTATGTGTTACAATAAACGCAGAAATACTTTTGTATTCCTACGGTTAAATAGCATCTGTACTCGCCAAAGTTATCAGGGTGCTATTTTTTTGTCCTCAAATTCCACAAGGAACTCAACATCAGCGTCAAGCTTGTCCTTCCGGCGGATCATGTAAAAGTATGCTTTCCGCTTTTCTTCCCGGCGGTTCTCCACATCCATAATCGCAACTCCAATAAGTGCAATCACCGCACCGAGTGCCATTTCAATCAGCAGAAAAACATAATACATTCCATCCGCATCGAGCATTCCACCAAGAAACAGGATTCCAAGCCCTACCGCTATAAAAACTTTACCGATCTGCTTCATTCTTCATCTCCTTTCCACACATATCCAGTATTGAATACATGGAAAACAGGTTTAAAAACAACATTAAAGAATTGGCTTCCTTTATCTCCCAGTTTATTTCTTGATTCGAACAGCAGGCGGTTCTTTCAGTGCGTTATCTAATCCATAGTTGGAACAGATAATGCGCTTTGAAAGTTCCATGCGAATTTTAAAACCCTCTCCACCTGTACACGATATCTCAAAATAATCACAACCATTTCCAAAATCGACACCATTTAGCTTGAAAACTTTCTTTTCGGTATCAACTTCTAACGTTTTTATTTCCTGCGGTACTCCTGCAAGAATTTCTTCAAAAGTTCCCATTTCTTCTCTACCTCTCATCCAATAGATATAAAAAAATTTGCTACATTTTTCATGATGCCTTGTCCTTAACCACAAGCTTAATTCCTTCCTGTCTTTCGTAAATCTCTAACAGAATGTCCATAATCTTGGCTTTCCTCTCTGGTGTAATTTCCATGTCTGCTTTGTTCATAGGAATCTCCTTTCTCATTATTTAACGCTCCCACACATGGCAATCTGCTTGTCAAGTTCCGACTGTTTCTTTGAGATTGCCATACCATCCGCAACACCGAGAATGTAGTTGAAGCTCACTTTGTCCAGCTGTGATACTGTTTCAGCTAATCTTGCAAGGGCCTTTTCCTTTTCTTCGTTCATCTGCTCACTTCCTTTCGTGTTTGTATTACCTTGTGTGATTATAATATCATACGTAGTTTGTATTGTCAAATATTTTTTAATATTTTTGTTTGACATTGTGTGATTTTTGTATTATTATACTAGTGGGAGGTGATAATAAGTGGATGAGCAAATAAAACAGTTGAGAAAATCGCTTGGAATGTCACAAGAAAAGTTTGCTAAAGAAATTGGTTTAACTAAAAATTTCATATCTTTAGTAGAAACTGGTCAAAGAAATCTATCAACCCAGTCGATCAAACTTATTTGTCGATTGTTTGATGTTAATAAGGAATGGCTCGAGACCGGAAAAGGCGAAATGTTCATTCAAAAGACAGAGAATGAAAAGATAGCTGAATTTCTTGCAGATGTTCTGAAAGCCGGGGAAGACGACCAGCGGTACAAATTCATAACCGCTATATCACAACTGGATGAAGACGAATGGAACACAATCCAGAAGATGGCAGAAATGTTTGTGAAGAAGTAAAAAGAAAGACAAGGGCAATGCGCAAACCATTGTCTTTTTCTTTTATCTTAAAAACCTCTTTATAAATGCATATATGGTTCGGAGATCATCCTCGTCCATGCACTTCTCTATTAATTCTATTATTTTCTCTTTAAGCTCTCCCATATCCAATACCACCTTTCTATTTGATACATAAAGTATACGAACGTATGTTCGAAAAGTCAATAACGCATCCATTTGTTTTTATCTTAAACTTTCATTTTGCAAAAAAATGTCATAAAAAAATGACAAAAATGTATTGTTTTATAATCATTTTGCTTTATAATTGTAGTATCAAAAGAAAGGGGAGTTCAAAATCATGAACGAATCAAAAGATACTAAAGTATGTAAACACTGTCAATCGGAGATTCCTAAGAAAGCAAAGATATGTCCAGTATGCAAAAAGAAACAAGGTTTACCGAAATGGGCGATTGTTTTAATTGTGATCCTGGTTCTTGCAGCTATCGGTTCTGCTTCTGGTGGAAATTCCGACAATTCAGAAACTACTACCACTTCACAATCATCAAGCACAAACGAAACTCAAAATTCGACACCAGAGGTAAAGGAAGTTGAGACCGAATCAGAGCCAGAAATTGAATATACTGCGGTTGATGTAAGCACCATGATGGATGATTTGAAAAACAATTCAATGAAAGCAGAAGATACTTACAATGACAAATACTTAGAAATTACTGGTCGATTAGATGTTATTGACAGCAACGGTAAGTATATCGGGGTATTCTCTCAGACAGACAAATTTGCAATTGTTGGTGTCCAATGCTATATAAAAGATGATGATGTAAAAGCAAAGGTAATGGAAATGTCCAAAGACGATACTATAACGCTAAAAGTTCATATTAAAAGCGTTGGAGAAGTTATTGGATACTCGGCAGATATTATAGAAATAGAATAGTATACAGTCCCTCTAGCAAATGAGGGACTTTTTTTAAAGGGAGTTAAAAATGAACATAGCAATTTATCCAAGAAAATCAAAAAAAGATGATAATTCAGAATCAATGGAACAGCAAATAGACGATTGTAGAAAGTACATTAATAAAACTTACCCTGATGCAAATATAATCGTTTATTCTGGCGATTATGCGATCACAGGGCATAGCACGGCAAAAAGAAAGGACTTTCAACGCATGATGGATGATGTCAGAGCTGGAAGAATCAATGCAGTTGTTATTATGAGATACGATCGTATAGCAAGAAATATGAGAGATTTCTGTAACCTCTATCACGACATGGAAAGCTCAGGATGCAACTTGATATCAGTAAGTCAGCAGATCGATACTTCCACTCCATACGGAAAGAACTTTATGTACCAGATGGCAAACATGGCAGAATTAGAATGGGCGGTTATATCTGAGCGATACAAAGACACCGCAGCTTATAAAATCCGTGAAGGGAAAGCTTACACTGGCAGAGTGCCCATAGGATTTAAAATAGAGAAAATAGATGGTGTAAAGAAAGTCGTACATGATAATGAGGAACAGACAAGGGCTATATTTGATTATTTGTTAGCAACCAAAAGCAAGCGTGGTACTGTTCTGTGGGTTCGTGAAAACTTCATCCCAGATTTTACTAGGCACAAATTGGACACAATGATCAAGTCAGATTTATATATTGGGAAAGTAAGGGAAAATGAAAATTTCTGCGAACCTTATTTTACCAAAGAAAAAATGGAAGAAATAAGAAGTGTCAATCAGATAAAATACGCTCCGTCCGGTCATATATATTTATTCAGTGGGTTATTCCGCTGTCCTATATGTGGCAGGAAAATGGCAAGTTTTTACAGCATAGATAGGAAGACCAAAAAGCACCGGCAATATCAACGATGCTGGTTTGGTGGAAATGAGAAATTGCACAAAACAAAATTAGTATCAGAAGCAAAAACAGAAAAATATCTTCTTGAAAATCTTGATGCAGCATTAAAAAATCTTGAATTTGATGTAAAAAAAGAAGCAGGTAAACCAAAGCAAAATTTGAATAAAAAACTTAATGATGCGATAGGGGAGCGTGAAAGACTGAATTACCTTTTTGAAAAAGGAAGAATTGATATCCCAGAATACGAAAAGAAATACAGTGTCTTATCAGAAAAAATAAATTCCATAACTGAGGAGTTGTCAAACAACAAAGTTGTAAGGATTGAGGAATTTAAGAAGCAGATCCCAGAAGACTGGAAAGAACTTTACGAACAACTAGATCAAAAAGGAAAACAAGAATTTTGGCATAGAATAATAAAAGAAATTTATTTGAATGAAGCCTTTGAAATTACTGGCTTTATATTTTATATCTAGGACTTGTACTAAATAACTATTTCCTAGAGGTTAACATCAATTAGTACAAGTCTATTAAAAAGGGCGATTAGAAATTCTAACCGCCCTTTATTTTACGCTTTTACAATCGCAGCGTCAAATCCTGCCGATTTCAATTTTTCCTGCAAGGCAATAGCATTTGCTTTATTGCGATACGCTCCGACCTGTACACGATAAATAGAATCTTTATCACCTACGCTTGTCTCTGATCCAGAAGTTGCAGCATCGTCATCAGATGTGTTATTGGATGGTTCAATGTACTGCTGTCCGGTAATTCCGTAAACAATTGCACTTGCCATGCTCTTAAAGTCATACAGTGCTACATCGTCTTTATCATCCACGAAGCAACATTCAATCAGCATCGCAGGTGCTTTTGTGTGATTGAGCACGTAAAGCTTTTTGTTAATCTTCACACCACGATTTTTAAATCCAAGTGCTGCAATTGCTTTCACAATTTTCTCTGCAAATGGTTTTGCTTTGCTATTATCACTATAAATATATGCTTCTACACCTGTTGTCCGTCCGTTTCCAGACATATCCTTCGCACCTGCATTGAAGTGAATGGACACATCAAGATCTGCCGCATGAGCATTGCATTTTCCTACGATGTTGCAAAGAACATTATTTGCACTTGTGCCATTGTCAACCGTACAGTCATACACGGTATGCCCAAGACCTTTTAACTGTCTGATAACCTCATTTTTAACATTTCTTGCTTCTGTTGATTCCCGGATGATTCCGATAGTTCCGCACGCTACTTTTCCGTCCGGGTTGTGTCCGGCATGTACGTTAATAACCATTCTTTTATTCCTCCTTCTTTTCAATATACTGCTTAAATAACTGGTGCAGTCCTGTGCTTGCTAAACCGCTGAATAAGCCACTTAATAAGATAGATGCTGTGATTGTCCATCCGTTGATCCAAATGGCTAAAAGCACACCTAATACCGCACAAATGGTAGGGATGTATTTATTATCCACATCCTTAATCCATTTTTTCACGACATAGCCTATACAAAGGCAAATGCCTACGATCACAGGCACCATAAATTCTGTTAAAAATCCTAAATCTGTCATGTTTAAATCCTCTCTTTCTGCTTCAGATGAAGCTCTTCAATTTCATTTTTCATCTTTGTGACCATTCCATTTCCGCCCAACGCATGATAGGCATCGTACATTTCCATAAAATTCTGATAGGCATAGGATGGAATTTCTTTGAGAGCCATGTATTTATTATGGTACTCAATCATTTGCACACGAAGCAAAAGCATTGTTCCTCTGCTATTCGCATCTCTGTCTGACTTCTGATTTTTCAAAAGCCACACTATATATCCCATAAATGCTGTCAGAACGATAGGCAAAGCAATTGTGTACGTTTCTTTTAACATCTCCATTGGATCATCTTCCTTTCTTTTGTATAATTCAATTATAATATTTCAGAATGATTTTTTTGTCCCATTTTACTTCGCATAACCAGAGATTTTACATCTAGGAATGATCCACAGAGCTACAGAACAAGCAGTATGTGAATTTTCTATACCTTGTGTTTTATTTGCATTAAAAACAAATCATCAGTTACAAATTATTGTTAATGGTATATCAAAATATTGCAATATAGAGTATGTGGACGATAACACTATAAAAATAAATTGTGACTCTGACTTCTATGCGGTTGTATATGGACTGTGATCATTTTTTTACCTATCATACTAATTTATATGCGTAGACACTCATTGTACCGCCTGCAGCATTAGCAGAATAAGAAATTTTATCGCCTTTAAAAGCTCTTATAGCTCCAACAATTTTATTAGGACAATTTGCTTTTTGAGCTGTGAATTCTACAACTCTTATATCGTTAATGCTTAAATTTCCTCCAGAATATAAAACGTCTGTTGTCGTAATTGTGTAAATTAATAAACAATCTTTAGTTAAAGGCGAACCACTATCAACTAGAATCCCTTTTGTGTCTTTAGCTGGATTTTTTAAGTTAGTTAAACTCTGGTTAACCTCATCAAACCCACCCTTAATCCTGTTCTCCAGATCATTCATCTCTTCCGCAGAAAATGCATTTCCCTCTGCTGAGATCTGTCCCTCTGCTCTCGCTACGGTCACAAGTTCCGTGCTGCCGTCCTCATGTGTTAATTTTCTTCTGTTTGGGTACTCGGAAATACGATTCACCCATGTTTTTAAATTAAATGCCATGATAAAATCCTCTCTTTCTTATAAAAGTAATCCAATGCTCTGTCCGGCATAGATTTCTTCGCCTGCGTAATGAACAAAGTTTGAATTATAAACTTCATAAATGTCATGTAATATTTTCTCAATATCATTAATTTTCTGGTACGTGTTAATCGGCTGCTGTGGAACTTCCGGTGTCTCTGCATACCGATAACCGGCATTCCGCAGTGCTGTCACATTCTTTAAAAGACTGTCAAAATATGTTTTATCCGGATATGTGGGGAGATTATCTTTACAAGTGACCATAGAAATGTTCAGCAATTGTGCTATGACATAGCAGTTGTTTTCATTCCGCCTGACATCCGATAAGTTGAATGCGCCTTTCATCCCCTGCTGCCATTCCGTTTTTTCACTGTCTGTCATATTCTCCCAGCCTATATTCCGAAGTTCCTGTACACGGTCTACATCCGCCTGTGTACGATCATACACAAACCACGGCAGAATATACTCGATCGTATTCTCGTAGGTACTCTTATTTCCTGCCTCATCGTACATTTCGAGGTAAATGTGGTATAAGCTGTCCTCTGCCACATCTACCGTTGCACGCCACTTCACCGGATATGCTTCATCCTGGATAAAAACTGTCTCAACACCATTTACAGTCCCGGCAACATAAGTGATGTCTGTTGACAGTTCAAAACTGATCGTTCCAGAAGCCATCAGCTGACCTCAACCGTGATTGCTACACTTGCACTTGTACTTACCGGATTTGGCGAAAGTGTGATTCCCTTTAGTTCTGGCACTGTGGTATCAAGCTTTACACTCAATGTAATGCTGGTAGTCTGTCCTGCTCCGTCCTTTGCCGTTACCACAATGCTGTTTGTTCCCTCTGCAAGTGTCACGGCCTTTGTAAAACTTCCGTCTGGTCCTACTGTTACTGTTCCAAGACTTGTGCCATTTAAAGTCATTGTCAGTGTGATCGGACTTGATGTTGAATCATTGGTCTTTCCTGTCACGTTCAATGCTGCTTTGTTTGTGATAAGTCCGGCAGTCGGAGACGAAATCGTAAGTGTTGGCGGCACGGTATCAATCGTAAATGTCGAAGAAACCGCCGTTGCTGCATTGCCGTCATTATCTGACGCATTGATCGTGATGGTGTGGATTCCATCCTTAAGTGCCGTCTGTGGCGTAAATGTAAACTGATAACCATTTGTAATCCCTTTGCTTACCATTCCTGTGCTTGAAGTTGTGTATGTAGTGCTGTCTACTTTAATTTTTACAGATGACAGCTTAACTCCTGATCCACCGGCTTCATCTACGACTTTAAATGTGATCGGCTGCTTATTATTTGTCACATATGCGCCTTTTGATGGAGATACCAGTGTGATCGCAGGCTTCATCGTTTCTTTTACGATCAGTCTCAATGCTTCTCCCAAAGTGGCATCTGTAGCATCTTTCGTTACTACAGTTCCTGCATCATTGGTAATCTCAATTTTAATCGGATAATACTTGTTGGCCAGATTGTATGATGTGGTTGCAGGGGCTGTGATCGTTCCAACCCATTTTCCATTACTAAATGTGAGATTCGTCCACACTCCATCAACCTGTACCCTTACTTTTACAATTGCCATTAAATCACTCCTATCTCCTGTCCAGCTACAAGTTCATGATTGCTGGATCTGGTATATTTTGTTTCTGTGTAATATGTCTCTACATCATCTGCCACAACCGTTATTGTTACTTTGGTTTTCGTTGTGACTTTCTGACTGGATAATTTTGCGCTGTATATAATTGGTCTCATTTCCATTAGATGATCACATCTCCTCCCGTATATAATTCAGTTCCTGCAAACACATCCTCGGTAACGACAATTGAGTATCCCCTGCACGTTGCCGTTGCGATAAATCCACCTGCCAAATCAAGAGTCTGGCTCTCAATCAATGTTGTCGATGTCTTGCCACCGATGGAATTTATATTCGCCCAATTTCCTACCTGCTCTAAGTTAACCAGGTACTTCATTCCCACTTTTTTTCTCAAGGCATGATAATCCAAAAGATAAGCGGCGATATCGGGTAATATATCAGCATTATAAATGGTACATCCACTGTATTTCTTTATATTTTCTGTTTCCCCGGCTTCAATTTTATCCACACGTTTCTCATAAGAAAAAGTCGTGTTTGCATATTTAATACCTGTAATATGGCACTGTCCGGCAGCCGGCATGTTAATGATGAGATAATTTGTTTTTACTTCTTTCAGCGTGCCGGCACTTGCCGTGATGGACGACGGAAGATATGGACTTGAGAAAGTGATCTTTGTATCTCCGGCAGGCAATGTTTTATCATAAATGTCTGAGGTTTCTTCTTCCAATGCATAGTTTTTCATCTCAATATTCACACCTGAGATATATTTTTCAAGAGATACTTTTGTATTTCCATTAAATTTGCGATCCGTCCCGACAGTGGATTTCACATATCTGTCTGGCTTATAAATCTTGATGGTATCGCTCCGGCTGTCATCCGCAACCGCACCACACGCAAAGCATACCTGTTGCAATGCCTTACGGCACGTCTGGATGGCTAAATAGCCACTTAAAAGTATGTTGCCGACTTCTTCATCAATCGTATATTTTTTAATACCGGCAGTGGCAAATATCGCAATCAGTATCACTTCTGCGCGGACATTGTTATATATCTGTCCTTCATAAAATGTATACTTATCTAATAAACCAACTACATCAACCAGCTTAAATTTTGCAATATTCTTTGAAAAAGAAAAGTCGTTGATGAAGAATGCTCCCATAGGAATCATGTTTCCGTTCTTAAACTCTGACAATTTGACTTCCTGCGTTTTCTGCACACTCTTCCATGCTCCGTTTTCGTTTTCTGCGTCAAAATCATTATTCATATCAACAATCGAAATATCCGCTTCGTTGATAGCCAAGGTTGCAGAAGTCACATCAATGTCCTCCTGCACCTTGGCTGTCTGGATCATATCTTTATCCCATACGATATAGTTTCCGTATAAAATATACTGAAGCTTAATATATCTCTGTGGAAAAGTTGTCTTTACAAATTCAATCTCAATTTTTCCATAATTCTGCACCTGATTATTGCAAACATAAATAAGACTGTCCGGGTAAAATGTCTCTGTGATTAATTTTGTACCGGCGATTGTATACCATGTGATTTTTAGCTCTGCTGGTGGTTCATCTTCAAAATAAAGTGTGATCGCTGCGGACGTGTGCTGCTCTTGGAATGTAATTGTGATCTTAGGATTTGTTTCAAAAGTACAATCTTCCTTCGATAACGCATCATTCCAAAATGCAATGTCTTTCGGATTTTCCGGCAATACGCTTTTACTTCCATCTAGCACAAATTGGTTCAGTTCAAAAGTTCCATAACCTTCCTGTTCCGTATGGTCTGCAAATAACTCAACTGAGCCTATGCTCTGGTTGTCATTTGTCGTGACCGAAGCATCCGCAAGTGCGGTAACATCTATAAATTTCATTTCTGCCCTGCAATAAGTTCTCATAAATGCCCCCTTACGGTGTCCTTGCTGGTTTCTTGCTCGTCATTTTCCAAGACAAGCCTTTATACTTCGCTCCGCTGTCCAGTACCTTTTCCACTTCGTCTTTAATAGAGGAAAAATACCCATAAAAATCAAACTGCTTGCTTGAATCCGGTAGTGATACATGATGGAATCTGTTCTCACAATCCGTGATATGATCTATCAGTTTGTCATACATTTCTACATCATCGATTGTTCCAATTGAGATTGTATAATTCTTATAAAGTCCGATGCTCTCGATTTTAATGTCGCCGTCCTCTGTCCTCTCTGCATACTTTTCCAGAAAGTCCAGTGTCCTTTGGATGGACACCAGAGGGATATTATATGTAATTCCATCAATGATAAGTCCTTGCGTGTACTTATGTTTCATCTTATCCCTCCGCTATCCCAAGTCTTATTTCTTCATCCTGTAAATACGGTAGATTGATTCTTGCGAACTCTTTACCATCCACCTCCAGTACTACTGTCTTTGCACCGCTGTAGTCCGGCATTTTGCTTGCAAGCTTCGATGCAAGGTCGTCCATCCAGCCGGTATTATTTTCAAGAGGCAGGACAGCTTCTCTTCCGGCTTCTCCGATTTTTGCGATTGTTGCTCCAGTTGTTATTCCTCCGTTAGCTAAATAAGGTATGTTAATAGGTTGGATTTTTTGTAAATTAAATCCTCCGAATTGTTTGCCACCTAATCCGGGTACCCAATCAGGAACAGTAAAACTAATTTTGTTAATTGCTTCTATGCAGGCATTTATAACACCGCATATAGCATTGTATACAGTGTTTAGAGCGCCTATCAGTAGATTGACCGATGCTTTCAAACTTCCCACTATAACATCCCAAACACCAATAAAGAATTTTTTTATACCATTCCATATTTTTTTCCAATTTAATGTAAATACGCCTTCAAGGAAATCTAAAACACCTTGGAATATCTCTTGTAATCCTTCGCCTATTTGTTTGAAATTTTCCCAAAGCTCCATTCCCCATTCTTTTATGGGTTCCCATACGGTTTGTTTAAAATTTTCCCAATCCGCTGCTATTATAAGCACTAAACCTGCTATCAATGCTGCTATAGCTGCAACTACTGCACCAACGATACCTACCAATGCAAGAAAAACACCAGAAACAATTAATATTCCATTTTTTAGATTTACTCCATTATTTATCAAATCCGCAATTCCTGCTGATATTAAAAGGATTCCAGCAACTACACTGGCTGCAACTGCTCCAAATGCCATAAACGTTCCGACTACCAAGCCAAAAGCAGAAACTAATAATAAGCACGTATTTTGTGCATTTAATCCGTTTTCTTTTATGTCATTAAGTGCAGTTATTAATCCTGCAATAGAAATGACTATCAGAGCAATACCGGCTACCATCGGGCCAAATAAAGCATATAATCCACCGACTGCAAGAGAAGTACCAACGATATAGCCTATTAAATTCTCCCAATCAACACCATTCTTCCACATGTCGAACAGGCTATATATAGTCAATGCAAATCCTGCAATAACAACAAGCCATGAAACAATTGTTCCAAGAATTGAACTCATTGCCAATAAATCTGTCAGAAAACTAGCAATTTTCCATGTCAATAAAGCAGCTGCAATCGCTAAGACAATTGGAAGTATTGCTTCAAATAATTTTTTTACATTTTTTACCCACTCAAAATCCTTTTGGGTTAATGGTACTTCTTCATAGCCGCTACCAGATGCTCCAGATGAGCCACCACTACCGCTTCCAGAATCATTTTTCTTCAATACATTCAAGTCATCAAAAGCCGCCAATGCTCCAGCTGCTTTTTTGGCAGAACCGGCTGTTTTATCAAGAGATGCCGCATAGTCTACCTGCTGCTTTTTTGCTTTTGTCCAAGTGCTTTTTCCGCTTATAGCCGCAATAAATCTATTCATGGCATTAATGGCATTTGTAAGCCATGTGCATAAGGTTACGATTGCTGGTGTCAATGCAGATATGATAGGTGCTGTCAATGCTCCAATAGAATTTTTCAATGTAGCCGATGCACTTGCCATTTCAGACATTTTTCCATTAAATTCAGAAGAATACTTCGCCATGTTCTGTATACCTTCTGTAAATGCCTTGGATATGGTCTGAGATACTTTCATAACCGCACCGAATATTGCAAAACTAACTACGGTCTGCTTTATTCGTTTCGCCATGTCAGATATTAAGCCAGATGATTTTTTTGCTGATTTTCCTACTTTTTCAATGTCTTTCGCACCAGCACCAATAGATTTCTCATTGACAACGGTTTCTCTCATCTTCTGATTTAATACGTTTTGCTGATCTGTGATGCCTGCAAGCTTGTTGGAAAGCTTTTTGTATTCTTCTGTTTTTGTAGGATCGGAATATGCTTTTCCGGAGCTTTCGAGTTCCCTCATCTGCGCCTTAACGTTTGCGGCTTCTTTTCCCGTTTCTGCCATTTTGTTCTTGAGGTCTACCCATTTTGATGAAAGCGCTTTATCCTCTCCTGTTTGCTCCATGCTTTTTATTTCGCCGCGAACGTACGCAATCGATTTAGATAAATCTTCTACATCATATTGCATTGCTTTGTATGTCCGGCTCTTTTTGTTTCCTCCGGTAGCAAGGAATTTTTCCTGCCTGTTTTGCAATTGCGACAACTTGGATCGCAATTCTTCCAATTGCTTTGTTGCTTCTTTATACTGCTTTGATGGCGTATATTTTTCTGTTTCTTTCAGTTTTTCTGAAAGGTTCTGACCTTTTGATACTAAACTATCAAACTGTTTTCCTAAGTTCTTATATTCTTCGGTTGGTATTTTTGCTTTTGCAAGCTCTCTCATTTTTTCAGATACATTGTTAGCTTCACGTGCAAGCTTCTGAAACTGTGATTCCATCTGCATGAGCTTACTTGATGCTTCTCCATTTTCAATCAACGTTTTTATTCTGATTTCGCCATCATATTCAGCCATGCTAAAACCCTCATTTCTTAAACTGTTTCAATGCTTCCTGTTCTGTTTCTTTCTGCTTTCTTATTTCTTCCATCATACGATCGTAATCGTCTATCTTTTCTTTTTCTTCGCTGGTATACTCTTTTTCTGACTGTTCCAAAGCATACATATTTTGTGCGTTTCTGATTGCATCTTTTTCTTTGGAACTCATGTTCTTTTCAATCTTCTTCTGTCGGATCTCAATTACCTCCATGAGAGAAGATAATCTTCTTGGCATATTCCAGATCAAGCCATTAAATTTCCACCAGTGCATATCTGCTACGGACAAATCAATACCGTATATCTGCAAAAAATCTGCATATATTCTCCATTGATCTACATCATAGTCAATAAAACGCTTTGTATTCTTGCTACTGCCTGCATTATCGTGATGCCATCCATTTAAATACCAAGAAATACATTCATCTAACTCATGGTACTGTGGATGGTCTCTAAGCTCTCCGTATTCATCAGAGAACATAAGATAAAGAATAGCATTTGTTTTCTCGTACTTATTTATTTCTTTGTCATATTGCAAAGTATAAATCTGCATACCTATGCGGAAATCGGTATTTACTTTGTATCCGTTCCATTCAGTAGGCAAATTGTCCAGCATGACATTGTTCATTATTTTGCCCCACGTCTTCTTACATTGTATCTGTTCTGCACCTGTTCAAAACGTTTATTGAAAAGCTTATTCATAACAGGGATAACCTGCTCTACAAACTCCACAATTGCAAGTTCATCCGGGACAATATCTCCGTAAATCTGTTTCATGGCATCTTCGCCAAACAACCCATCTATACTTTCCGTAATCTGCTTAAGATATTTCACACGAATGCTGTTCAGTTCTAATGCTGCATCCACATTATCATCCACATTCATATCGTCTTTGTGGTTATTTCTCCATTCGGCGGCTTCTTTTTCACAGTTTTGAGATATATTATTTAATTTATCAATTACACCTGCAAACTTCTTAGCTGTGTCCGCATTCGCTGTATCTACTGTTATAACTGTAATAAGATCTCCGTCTTCGTCTTTTATTGCAATTTTTTTTATGCCACTGCTTAATTTAATTTCTTCCATTTTTAACATCCTTTCCTAATGTGGGACACCAAGGGAAGGTAGGCATCCCACATATGCTAATATTTCATTAACACCTATGCAACTGTGTAATCTTCATCCAAAGCCAAAGCGCTTACTTTAGGCGCCCATGTGAACGATCCATCACCAGCAATAGTGATTGTTCCAAGTTCTACATCTCCATTTCCATTAATCTGGACTGTAGACTTTAAAATATCACCACCTGCTCCACCAGTGCTTGATGCACATACAGTTACTGGGACACGGATACAATCTCCGGATCCGCTTGTAATATCAGCTTTATAGAAGCGATAATAATATGTCTCGCACTGATCTCCTGTTGGAAGCTTTTTAAAAACATCATTAAACACTGTCTGCATTTCATCTGACAAATGTTCTCTTTCTGGAGACATTGAAAGTGCATACCCTTTTACAGAGTTGCTTGCATTTTTCATGTTTACGTACTGTGTGCTTTCTGTGTTAGGTCCCCAGTCTTCAGCAAGCTCTGTGAAACCGTCACCCATTTCAGCAAGCTTTTCAGTTGATCCACCCATAAGGCTTCCAATATCCAAAAGTGAGACCATGTTAGTTCTGTCTTTTGCCATGAGTATTCCTCCTATTTTTTATAAAAATATTTAAGCTGCATATTAATTGCTAATTCTGTTGTTTTTCCATCTGCTGTACCGCAAAATACATCTGATGTGCGGTTGATTTGTTCTACAACAAAATTTTTATCCTTTAATGTAAATTCTCCACTTTCAAGGAACTTTGCAATATTTTCAAGCAGATTGCTTGCTGCAATATTATCCTTGTTTGTTGTTGGATTGCTTTTGTATACGATCTGGAACGTCATTTGTCCGACATAAGAACCGCTGACATATTTTTTCAAATAAACTGGATCCTGCGCCGGAAAAACTCCAATAGACTGAGTATCTTTTATGCTGTTCCATAAGATTGTTGAATTTGATGGTTTGAAACCGGGCGGAAAATTTGGATAACTATTTATCATATCAAGGATAGCTCTTTGCGCCGTTTCTGCATCTGATACAAGCATTATTTTTGGCTTTTCATCCAAATCATTTACCTCCAATCTCAAACCTTGGTATAAGGCTGTAAACACCGATAGTATTCACTTTGTAGCAATTCCCTTTTTCATTTACCATGTACTGGAAGAATTTACCCGGATAATCGTCTGAATTAATTAATCCAACCGGAAGTTCCCTATCAATGAGAAGTTCATCTTTCTTTGCAATCACTACGAAGTCAAAATCATTACTTCTTAAAGTAAAATGCTTTAGCTTTTCTTCTTCGCTCATGTTCTCCCAGTCTGGCGGATTAGCATAATTCAATGTGCCATCATTCGGGATTTTTACAAGAAAACTATCTGCATCTTTCATTCCGGATTTGTTTATGTTCTCTGCCTGTGTAAGCTCGATTCTTACATTTTCAAATAGAGTACCGAAATAATATTCAGTTTCTAAAGTGTCGTTGTAATGCCTGTTATATAAAACCACGGCATCTTTATATCCGATTCCCATAAGCTAAACTCCCATGTACAAAAGGTTTTCATGCCTTGAATCAACCATTCCGGTTAGGTAATTTGATGCAATATCGTAGCACTTACTATTAAGTGCCATTTCTGATTTTGCAATCTCTACCAATGTCGAAGAAGATGCTCCGGCATCATAAGATACTGATTCACTTCCAGAAGTCATGCTCTTAATCATTTTCCCTTTTACAGTTCCGTCTGTATTTGAAATAACACCAAAGTTATTGACTGCCGCGGAGTACTCAGATACATTCTTTAGCAATTCAGCTATTTCGCAGGTGCAATCTTTGATATTATCCCACCATACATCCTCTGATTCTGGCTGAGGATAAAACACAATCCTGTTTGATGTGATCGCATTGATTCTTCTTTCTGCTTTTCTTTCATATGGAGCAAAGTCTTCTTCACTTTCGAACAAACTTCCACCATATTTAGTTTGGTAATATTCAAAATCTACATATGACATTGCTCCACACTCCTTATTGCTGTGATAAGATTTCGCTGATAATATCAGCTTTCTTTGTTGCGGTCAGTGAATACCCTTTCCTCTCTGCCAGTGCCTTGATTTCTGCAACTGTAAGAGAGTTTAAGTATTCTTCCGTAAGTTCCCCACTAGCATTTACCGCCTGTGTAGTGGGATCTATTCCCCCGGTGTGATTGAAACGTTAGCTACTGCATCAATGTACTCTGCGAAAAGTACAAATCCTAACAGTGCATAAGTTACGCTGGTTGCACGATCGTAATCGCCTTTTACCTTAAATCCGATAAGATTTGTTTCTCCGCTAACTGTGTAAGAAAGACCGGCTTTCTCAAAATCTCCGTCAGATGGATCTACATAATAAGCAACAATGTTGTTTACAGGTGTTGCCAGAATTTTTCCTGCTGGGATTTCGTTGTCAGAGCAAAGGAACATAATGTCTGCTCCGAGGAATCCCTTAATATAGGTAAGTCCGAAGGCTGTCTGCAAAGTAATGTTTGAATCTCCAAGATAATCATAGAAATCCATGATATTTGCAAACACTGCAACTCCTGTAGCAGTTTTGTGCATTGACTTAAACTTATTCTTGACAGATCCAATAGCTTTAGCTACAGCCATCTGAAATGTTTTTGCAGTGTGTGTAAGTGTACCAGTTTTCAGATAGTTGTAGAATTTTGTTGTAATTCCATCCTGCAGGTCTGTCTGGAACTCTTCGTCTGTCATTTCACAAGCTACTTCATATCCATGATCCTTGATTGCTTCGACAGAAACTTCTTTTGCATATTTTTCAAGAGTAATCTCAGAATAAGGTTTCTCTTTTACCGCATAATGTGTTCTTGGAATCACATCGCCTTCTGCTACAGTCCCACTCTCTAACGTTCCTTCTGCATATTTGCTTTTAAGAATAGTTCCGGGCTGTTTTCTAATTGCTCTTGAAATTCCGAGAATTTCTCTTAAAGCTTCCCAGTTTCTTTCAAAAGATGTAACAAAATCAATTTCCCTTGCCTTTACATCAATGTCTCCTGTTGTAATCAGTCCTGCGTTTGCTGCAAAGAACTGCAAATTTGTGTTCATCGTTAATCTGTTTTTGTTCATATAAAACTCCTTTACTGTTGGAATAAAGAAATGTTTTCGGCAATTGCTTTCTGACGTTCTGATCTATCTTTGATAGATAAAATGCTCTCTCTTGTTGCATGCTTATCACCACCGGGATCATTTTCATTCGGCTTTGTAAAACGCGCCGGCGGAGTCTGCTTATTTACAAATGCATTTGCATCTGTCTTTTTAGCTTCCTCAATAAGATCACTGAACCCTATCAGCTTTCCATTTCTCACGCTTACGCCTTTGGAAATGTCTTCCATAATGGCTTTCTTTGCAGATTCAGAAGTAAACTCGATTTCCGCAAATGCTTCTTTCAAAAGCTCATTCTTCTCATGCTCTGCGATTTTGGCTTCGTAATCTTTTTTGGAATCCTCTGCCTGTCTCTTCCAGTCATCACGCTCTCTTAAAATGTCTTCCGGACTTTTTCCATCCAACCCTTCAAGCATTCTCTCTGCTGATTCTGCCCTGGTTTTCCACTGTTCGGATTCTGATGAAGCTTTTTTAACTTTGTCTTCCATTTCTTCTTTGGAATACAGCTCTTCACCCATACTCTTTTTAAGAGACTCTTTCTGTTCGTCTGAAACTTCAATTCCGAGTTTCTTTAATTCGTTTGCTACGTTTACCATGTTTCTACCTCTTTCTTTCCAAGTTGTTACTCCGGTCAGTCCGGCACGATTGAGTTGCTATTTACTCCATAGCTGGCAATTGGGAATGAAGGAATCGAACCCTCGACAACCCGGATATAAGCCGTGTCTTCTTCCACTGAATTAATTCCCAAAAATAAAAAAGCACGCCCAAAATAGGACGTGCCATGCATCATCCTATAACTATTCTAGGTTAGCGAACAGAATCCATTTTTCTGTCCGGTACTTTTAATATTCTTTTCAATATATATTTTAACCTATTTTAAACAACTTTTTGTACCATTTTAAAAAGGGCAGATTGCTCCGCCCCTTTTTGCTATTTCCCACCGAAATACCTTCTAAGTACTTCTTTTTCTTCTTCCACAATGCAATCCTTTCTTAATCTGTTGCACTGGTCGTATATATACTTTCCGTACTCTTCTAATTTGGCTATCATTGCATTTTTATTTTCCAATGTAGGATTTTTAATGTATTCTTTTTTAAGCCCTATATAGTCCTCATACTGCTTTATAACATCCATTTTCAATTACCCCATTCAAAATATCATCTGCTATACCAACGACTTCTTTTCCATAAAGAGACAGAAAATCCGCTACGATTTCCTCTACATCTATTGGAATTTGGCAGTCATATGAAAACGAAGCGCAGTGTACCAACTCATGAGATAGAACTCGCTCTAACAGACTTCCGCTTAATGAATTTGACAAATAAACCGTTCGTTTGTTCCAATCTGTAACACCAAGTGTAATTGTTCCATCTGAACGCATCAAGCATTCACTATTAGGATTTACATATAAAATATTCCATTCAACATCATTGATTTTAAACACTGCGCTCACCTCTTAGATTTTCTGTAACATCATCTGTAATTCATTTCTCCACATCTGCTTTTCTTCCGGGGCTGCATCTGATGTCATTTCAGTAATATCCATCTGCATATCTCGCAAGTAATCTTTTCTTGCTTTTGCACGCTCTTTTTTATCTTCTTCTGAATTGCCATGATGGTTTTCTCTGGTTTCCATATAAGTACGTCTGGAAATACCGGCTTTTCCCTCTCTGGAATCCCTCGGATATGATCTGTCTCCCATCATTCCGGTATCTGTATACATCCTTTTCAGGTCTTTCTTATCCATGTCTCTCATGTGCTCTGCATCTTCGTAATCATCCGGGTACATGTGATAATATGGGGGTTCATCATATCCTCTTCGTTTTCCTCTGCCTTTCGGTGCAAATCTTCCATCAGCATAACGATACCGGTCGTAATATCTTCGGTCATCCCCGTGCTCTAAAAGCTTCTCCATGATATCTGCTTCGTCCGCTTCGTTCATTGCCTTAGTAATTGTGGCATAATACTCTGCTTCTGACAGATCCTTTATCATGTCGATCACTTCTCCCATTTCTTCTGTGTTGACATTCTCAATCCCTTTTTCAATCTCACATAAGGATTTTTCAGCAAGGCATTCAAGCATTTTATGAATTCTTTCAATATGCATATACTAAGCCTCCCTTACTACGATTAAATTACTGTTCTGTACCTCGATAGTCTGTCCGGATGTATTCTGAACCGCTATTGTGCTGCAGCATCCACAAGGAACATCTACATAAACCTGTGCAGATACATTGAATAAGTTTTCTACTGCCGCAGGTGTTACGATCATTCTTGTAGACTGTAAAGGTTCTCCGTCAATTGCGATTGCAAGAGAAATAGCTTCCACCGTTCCACCGGTTGGGATCTGGATATTTCCGCTATAAGATACAAGAAATCTTGCTTTGCACTGGTTTGTGATTCCTCTTAATTTAACGACTCCGCTTCCCTGTCTGTGAACGATACATTTTGTTCCGCAAACCGGTGTCTCAGTAAATGCGACATCTTCTCCTTGCAGGACAGTCTGTAAAGCATTGGCTGTAAATTCTGACATAATATTTTCCTCTCTTTCAAAAATATAAGGGCAAACATTGAAGTCTGCCCTTTGTGTTTAAGTAATACTGCTATGCAGACATAATCTTGTCGATTAAGATACTTTAATTATTCAGTTGTCTAACATCCGCATCCAGTATTGCAACCACATCCATACGGAATGTATGTGTTCGGGTTTGGCACCTGGTATGCTGGGATTGGCGATGGA